TGTTCGTAATGATGAACACTTGGTAAAACTTGCTGGTGTATTACAAAGAATTATATCTAAATCACAAGGTGAATCAGATGAATCAATGTTGTTAAGTGATGATGAAAAAGCAGAACTAATGGGAACACTTCAAGATACAGTTAATGATTTACAAAATGAAAGTGATAAACTTGAGGGTATAAAAAACAAAACAATTGATTTGGGGAGTAATTAGTGGGTTCAGTGTTTATAGAAGATTTTAATAAGACTGTAAAAGGATTTGCTGGAAAGGAATATCCTGTTCCTATTTATTTGCAATTTGTTGCTGGTTACTGTGTTGAGGTTGTTCACTCAGAGGAAAGTTTGAGATACGCTGGGCCTACTAGTATAAATTCAATTATAGCTTTACCACATCATAGTGATAAAATTTATAAAACAAGGGCTAGTGCTGGTGAGGAGTATAGATATTATCCTTTATTAAGAACAATGAATGATGTTCCTTCAAAGGGAGACCCAGTGTTATTATGTACAATTGGTAAGATAAAATATTATCTTGGACCATTAAATACAAATAACAATAGTCCAACTTGGAATGATGACCCTTCTTTTAGAAGAGAATTATTAGTAACAAATAAAAATGTTGGAAGGATTAGTCAAAGAGGATTAAGAGGTGAAAGCACTAACTTTAACAAAGAAACTTTATTTCCACGACTAACTAAAAGAAGACAACAAGGATTGGATTATGGTAATGTTATTAATGAAACAACTGGTGATACAATTATTGAAGGTAGGCATGGAAATAGTTTAAGAATTGGTAGTCGTAGTAATAATCCATATGTGTTTATATCAAATAATAGATTTCCAAATAATAACTTAGAAAGTATTGGTGATGGTAGTTTAATTAGTATAACATCAAATGGTTCTTTAAGACAACACTTTAAGAATCTATTTGATGAAGATGGTAATCTAATTGAATTTAAATTATCATCAGATAATGTTGAAAACAACACTTATCCAATTGGTGATATTTATCAAGATTTAAATGGTGCAGATAATCCAGATGAAGGTATGTATTATTATGGTTCTCGGGATACAGGAGAAAAAAATGACAAAGGAGAGATAATTTTTGAGGGTGTTAAGGCGAATCAAATTTTATTCAACTCAGATAGAATAACTTTAAATACAGAACTTGATGATATTTTTGTATCATCAATTAAAGATATACACATTGGTGCTGGAAGACATATATCGATTGGAGCATTTGAAAGTTTAAACATTTTATCATCTAATGTTAATATTGGTAATAAAGAAAGAGCTTTTGAAATGCAACCAATGGTTTTAGGTGAATCATTAAAAGAAGTATTGAGTGATATTGTTGCTTTGTTTTCAAAAATTCAAGTCTTAACTCAACTTGGACCGCAAAACATTTTACCAACAACTCAAATTGATATACAACAAATTACAAATAAAATTGATACAATTACAAGTGCTTATCATAACATTGAAGGAAACTAAAGAGGTAATTATGAAAAAGAAAAAAACAAATATAAAAACTATAATAAGACAAATCGTTAGGGAAGAAGTTGCTATGGCAATTAATGAAGTAATAACTGAATTAAAACAACCAAGTGAATCTCAACCACAACCAAAAAAAATCATTGAGAAAAAAACATTTACAAATAATTCGGTATTGAATGATGTGTTAAATGAAACTGCTCAAGAAGAAGAATGGAAAACAATGGGTGGGGGAACATTTGATTCGTCTAAAATGAATGAATTGGTTGGAAGACAATATGGTGACATGATGAATGGAACACAACCAGTTCCATCAAGTGACCCAATGAGTCAATTCTTAAATAAAGATTATAGTGAAGTATTAGAAAAGTCAATAGAAAAATCTAAAAACAAAATTGGAAGATAACAATGGGATTAAAACAAGATTTAATTGCAGCTAAAGAAAAAGCAGCTAGAGATACTGGAGCGGGTCCATTGGATACTAAACCAGGTTCTTATATTGAGAGAGAAGCTCAATATACAATGGAAGCTATAGTTAAGTTTTTAACTGAAGCTGAATTTAGAGTTACTCAATTTAATGCTCCAGTAGTTTTAGAAAATTTTAAAATACCACCTCGACAAGGAAGTGTTTTACCTATTGTATTATCTACTACCATTACAGGTGCACCTGTAGTGTCGAGAGTTGTTCAAGGTAAAGATGGCGTTTTAACTGATGAAATTAATGTCGATAAAAATGGTGGAGTTACAGATATTTTAGAAGCAACGGGTTACGCATACATTGGTGAAGATCCAGATACTCAGGATGGATTTGATGTTGATGGTAGATTTGGCCAACAACAATTCACAACAGTAAAATTATTTCCTGAAGATATATTGGAATTATTATAATGGCTTTAAAAGATACATCAAGAAAACCTTATATTCAAGACAATGATACCAGTGTCAAAGTTGGTATTGATTTGCCAATTCGAATAAGTGATACAACGGATGGTTTTTTTGCAACCACCTCAACAACTATTGAAGCAGTAAAAAACAACATAAGAAATTTATTACAAACGAGTGAGGGTGAAAGATTTTTCCAACCAAACTTAGGTACTAATTTAAGAAAACTTTTATTTGAACATATATCAAGTGAAAATTTAATTGCTGTGCAAGACGCCATATTAGATAAATTTGAATTTTGGTTACCTTTTGTAGAAGTAAGAGATATTGAAGTTTTTAGTAGTGACAATACTACTGACATTGGAACAAATGAAATTAGAGTAAGAATATTATTTAACATTAAACAAGACCCAAACACTTTAGATTCAATTTCTTTAGATTTTAGTAGTGATATAACAGAATCAGAATCAAGTTTAACAAGTGGTGGTGGATATTAATTGGAGATAGCAAATGCCAAATTATGGTAAAGAAAATTTTAAAGAATCAAATGTAAATTATTTAAATAAAGATTTTGGAGCGTTGAAACAATCTTTAATGAATTATGCAAAATCTTATTTTCCAAATTCGTATAGAGACTTTAATGAAACATCTCCTGGTATGATGTTATTGGAAATGAATGCTTATGTTGGTGATGTGTTGTCTTTTTATATTGATAAACAATATCAAGAGATGTTATTACCTTTGGCTGAAGAAAGAAGAAACATAATCACAATGGCTAAAATGTTTGGTTACAAAGTAAAACCAATTGTTCCAGCGTATGTTGATTTAACTTTTACATCTAATGTGGCTGCTTCAAGTGGTGATGCTTCAAAAATAGATTATTCAAATGCAGGTGTGTTTGATGCTGGAATCGCAATACAATCATCTGCAAATACAGATATTAGTTTTACAACATTGGAGCCAATTGATTTTAGAATATCAAGTTCAAAAGATGGTGATACAATTGGAACAACAGCTGCTAGTGGGTTGGCTGAAACTTATACATTATCAAGAAATATAAGGGCTGTAAGTGCAACTCAAAAAACACTTACATTTCAAATAGGAATACCTGAAAAATTTAAAACCATCACCATACCTGATACAAATGTTATTGATATTATTTCTTGTGTGGATTCAAATAATAATGAATGGTATGAAGTTGATTTTTTAGCACAAGATAAAGTTCCAATTGCAACTCATTATACAGATGATATAAATAGAGATACAGCTTATTCAACGCCAGATGGTGAGATTGAAGCTTCAGCTGCAGTTCCGTTTTCTCTAACCTATATTACGACAGGAAAAAGATTTACTCGTGAAACAAATCAAGACAATACAACATCACTTGTGTTTGGTAATGGTGTGTTAAAAAATGGTATTGATGGTTCTATCGATCAGGGATATATTGATATGGAACAAGTTGGAATTGTTATTCCAGGACAAACAAATGATTTAAATCAATCCATCGACCCTTTGTTAGGTAATGAATATTCAACACTTGGAGAAACACCAAACAATACAACTTTAACAATCACTTATCGTGTAGGTGGTGGAATTAATTCAAATGTTCCTTCAGGCGATTTAACATCTTTACCATCTCTAGCACCAACACCAGCTTTTGGATCTTCAACACTTTTAAATGTTACAAACAATCAACCAGCTCGTGGTGGTAAAGATGAAGAAGATACAAGTGAAATAAAAGAAAGAGCTAAAGCATTTTTCACTACACAAAATAGATGTGTAACTAAAGAGGATTATGAAGCTAGAGTATTGAACATACCTGCAAAGTTTGGAAACATAGCTAAAGCATATGTTACGAGAGAAGCTCCTATAATCAACACCACTTCTAATTTAACTGCCTTAGAAAATTATTTTAATAATATAAATCAAATACGAGATAATATAGCACAAGGTGAGTTTAATGTAGATGACCTCTTATCAAATTGGCCAGATGCTCCTAATATAAGTGATTTAGCTAGAGAGTTAGAATTAGGAACAATAAACATTTATGTATTAGGATATAATAATTTAAAACAATTAGTTGGCAATCCTCATACATTAACAACAGGAACTAATGATAATTTACCTACAACTTTAACATCAAACATAAAAAATTATTTAGAAAACTTTAAATTAATGACAGATACCGTAACAATAAACGATGGTTATATTGTAAACTTCGGTGTTGTGTTTGATGTAATTGCTGAGAAATATGCAAACAAACAACAAGTTAAATTAGATTGTATCCAACGAATAAAAGACTATTTTAGAATTGATAAAATGCAATTCAATCAACCAATTTATAAAAGTCAATTAGAATTTGAATTAATGGGAGTGGAAGGTGTTCGCTCTATTGGGCATGTAACTATCACACAACAAAATGATTATTTCCCTAATGCATCAGCTGATGCTAATTTAGATAATCCAACTTATACTTACTCATATACGGATGATACAGATGTTGATGTAGATGGTGATGATGTAACTGATCCAGGCTTTATTGTAGCTTCAAGTGGAACATCGGGTTATGGATATAAATATGATTTTTCATTTGCACTATCAGATGATGGTACAATCATAGTTCCACCAAAAATAGATACGCCAACGGTTTTTGAATTAAAGAATCCAAATCAAAACATACAAGGGAGAGTTAGATAATGCATCATTTTATTTTTCCAAATCAAGACACTTGGATTTCAAGTGGTTCATCAACTATAACAGGAGAATCTTTTAAAGACCAAAACTTTGGAAGAGACCAAATACTTGAAGTCAAAAAAGAATTTTATAATAGTTCATTTAATTATCCAACAAGAGCATTAATACAATTTAGTGGAACTGAATTTACAGAACTTTCTAAATCAATCGTTGATGGAACAATACCTCGACCTTCAGCACCAGTAGCATCTGGAACAGGTTCAAAATATTTTTTAAGATTATATGAGGCTGAAGGTAATGCTGAGATGACTGAAGATTATACATTGGATGTAAAACCAATAGCTCAAACTTGGACAGAAGGTACGGGTAAGTTTGGTGATAATCCAAAAAACACAAATGGGTGTAGTTGGGAAAATCGTAGTAATCCAATTGGTGGGACTGCAGTTACCTGGACTACTCCTGGTGTTACATTTCTACATCAAAGTTCTTCAATACAAACTTTTTCAAATCAGTCTCCTGATGTCAATGTTGATGTGACTGATATGTTTCGTATGTGGTTTACAGGACAAAAAGTTAACTCTGGTATGTTAGTTCGTTTTACTGGTAGTCAAGAAACAGATTCTACAACTTTTGGTCATCAAAAATTCTTTTCAAGAAACACACATACAATTTTCTCACCAAAATTAGAAGTTCGTTGGGATGATTCATCACATTCAACTGGAAATTTAACATCATTAAATATTACTGGTAGTGTAGATAACTTTTTATATATGAAAGGTTTAAGAGAAGAATATAAAGTAGGTGAAAGAGTTAAGTTTAGAGTTGGTGCTAGAAAAAGATATATTCAAAAAACTTTTACCAACTCAGTGCAAACCGTTACTGGTTCCTTTATACCAAATAGTAGTGGTTCATATGCAATTAAAGATGTCGCTACTGATGAGTTTATTGTTCCATTTGAAGATTCAACAGGAACAAGTTACACAAAACTTAGTTGTGATAGTAATTCAAATTATTTTATACAATACTTAGATGGATTTTATCCTGATAGGGTTTATAAAATATTATTGAAATTAAAATATGATGATGGACAAGAACAAGTTTTTGATGATGATTTTGAATTTATAGTGAAAAGGAAATAGGTTATGGGTGATTATACACAAGATGACAACTTTGATTTATTAGCAGAATATTCAGCTGATGATATGGAATCATATGAACAATTATTAGATTTAATTGCTGAAGCTCTAATACTTAGTCCATATGTTGATACAACAGATGTTGAAGCTAATCAAAAATTTATTCGTAATGGACAATTACAAGTGGGGCAGGGTGAAGGTGTTTTAGCACTTTTTCAAAAAGATATAAAAGCTAATCAAGAGGATTTAAACAACACTGTTTTAAACAATGCTGAGGTGGAGCAGAATTTAATTCAAATAGCAAGTAATATTACTTTTAATCAATTAGACGAAGAACAACCAATAGTTGTTCAAGAGGGTGGTGACTTCGGTGTAACGATAAGTATTAATGGTGGTGGTGAATTATACAATGGATTACTTATTACTGATTTAGTTGTAGCTGCTGGTAACCCATTGAATGTAAGTCAATTCATTCCTCTATCACAACAAAGAAGTGTTATTGATGTAGAGCGTGCAGAAGAATTTCTTGATACAAATATATTTGAACTACTTCCATCGGGTGATACACGACAAGCTAGAATCATTAGATTCTTTCAAGAATTAAATGCACTACTTCCACCAAACGCACCTGAATTTGATATTGATAATGATGGTAGAGTTGATAGAGCACAAGACAACAGTTGGTCTGGTTCTCTTCAATACCAACAAGATAATAGTATTTCATACGCTCAAGATAACACAGATGGAAACATAGATGAAGAACAAGCATTTATTCATAGAATTAAAGGTGGGGCATATCCACCCAATGATACAAATCTAAATAGAACCATTGAAGATATTTATAATAGAATACTTCCATATTTAACTGACATATTGGAAGACCCAATTGAATTAGAAGAAATGCCAGAGTACGAAAACCAATCAGCTGGTTATTTAAAATTTAGAAGTTTAAATCAAGGCATTATTATTCGTAATACAAATCAAGAATTTATTAAAGGATTGAATCCAAATAATCTTACTTATATAGATAATTTAGATGCGGAAGGTAATATTGTAAGTAATGGTACTGGTTTTACAATTACGATGTGGGTAAGATTTTTAGATAAAGTGAGTGAGGGGACATTGTTTAATTTTGGAAATCCAACAAGAGAAGAAAATCCATTAGGTTTTAAATTAGAAACATTTGTATTGAATCAAGATGAAAGAACATATTATGATCCAAATTCAGCTGTAGATGGTGATGAACCAGTTGAAGGTGATACACTTTATACTTGGGGAAGTTTCGCTGCAGCAAGTTCTGATTTAAGACCCCCAAAACAAGATACTTTTGGTAATTCAACTACAGCAAGATTTTTAAGACTACAAGTTCGTGAAGAAGGTGGCACAGCCTTTTCAGGCATTAGAGACTCACACACTGGTATTAGTGGTATGAGAAAAATGTCTTGGAATTATCCTACATTTGATTATAGAGATGGTGTGGTTGGTTCTAGAGACCTTAGATTAATCGGTTGTACATTCGTGCCCGAAGATTTTAATGAATGGTATTTCATATGTGCTTCATATAATCCAAACATTATTGAACCAAATAATAGCACTATTGAACCTGTTATTTATGATGAGTATCAAGGTAACAAAGACTTTTGGATGAATCATATCAATCCATTCAATGGACTTTTTACAAGTAATTCAGGTTATGGTAATAAATGTAAAATAGAAATAATATCAAGAACAGATTTACTCAGAGCTCGTGGTTTTAAAGTTTAGGAGGTTTTCATAATGGCAAATGAAAACATACAAAATAGAAAAGGGTTACCGATAACAGTCGGAAGTAATCAAAGAAGGTTCAGCACAAATACAGAAACTGGTGTAAATGATCCTGGAGTTCCATTTGGATCTCAAGATAGACTACCAATGCCCGATGATGATTTATTTCAAGACCAAATAAGGCCAAGACCTGATGATGATACTGACCCAATCAATCCTGATACTGGACATAATGCTGATGGACACCATCACCACGAACATCAACACGATGATGGTGATGATTTATTTAGTGATGAAACAGATGAAGAAGCGTTTGATCCTGCTGATTTAATTGATATACAAAACTTCCAATCTGAAAATTTTTATACAAACCAAATAACTATACTTGATGGTTTAGAAAGTAAAGTATTACAAGTAAAAAATATAGGAGTTGATAGCCAAAATACTTCTGAAACCATTGAAAGAATAGGAGAATTATTACAACAATTCCCAACTCAAGGTGATGATTCAGTATTAAATCTCGCAATCCAACCATATTATCGTGATGAAGAAGGCCGACTTACTCTTATAGGTGTTGGTCCTCATGATGTTCCAAGAAGAGTAACATTTATGCCTAACAACACTCTCGGTGATACTGATGCTGAAACTTTAGCTGGTTTAGATTTTCCAGGATATTTAGAGGAATTTGATACTACTATACCTCGTGGTGTTATTGATAATGCTGATGGTTTACAATGGATTCAGGCTGCAAGACCTGATATAGATATATTTATTCAAGCTTATGTATTTTCTCAAAATGATAGAATAGAAGACGCAGTAAATTTATTAAATGATTATTATATTAATGGTGGATATAAGTTTAGTGAAGTTCATCCTATGCATTATAATGATTATATTCTTGGAGGAAGAGAAATTCCATCTGCAAATGGTAACACGAGTCTTTTATATACATTTTCTTATTATGCTAATTTTACAAATACTACATATAGTCTTTCATTATCAATTCCTAATGAAGATGGACTTGAAATTGGTACACATAACTTTCCAAGATTACAATTTAAATTAATTGGTCCAAATGTTCAATATGAAGAACTTGAAGAATGGCAGTTACCAGAAGAAGAACTTATACTTGGGTGTACGGATCCTAACGCTGTTAATTATGATGAAAATGCTGAAGAAGATGATGGGTCTTGTTTATATGAGGGTTGTACTGATCCAACTGCTGATAATTATGACCCTAATGCTAACATACCTGATGGTTCTTGTCTTTATTATGGGTGTGCAGACCCAGCTGCTAATAACTATGATGAAAATGTTAATGTAGATGATGGTTCATGTACATATGATGAGGAAATTCCTGATGACTCTGAACCAGTTGAAGATGAAGAGCTTGGTGATGTATTAACAGATAACTATTCAACCGATGAGGAAATATCAGAAGGTTTTGGAGTTCCTAATGTTGATATAGAGCAAACAATTTATAAAGCAACTGATGCATATAGTGGACTCGACATAGATAAAACTATTTTTCAAAATACTAATCAAGGCCTTTTAAATTCAAATCAAGATGGTAGAATTGAATTAGGTATGTTTTCATTTGATGATGATAATATTTTACAAGATAATTTTTTGGGTAATCTTCAAGAACCATTCACCCAATACGAAACTTTCAATTTAGTTCCTAACTCTCAAGGTCAATTTATAAAAAGTATTTGGCAAAATAAATATGGTGCGGATAATCAAGCTAGGCCTGAAAGCGAATATACCAGAGAAAGATTTTTCATACCTTCAAATAATTGGGGATATTGTACTTATGATGCTGTACAAGTTCAAGATCAAAAAAGAAATGAGAGTTTATATCAAGGTGGGGATGATTATCCAGATGATGATTTTTGGGGTTCACCTATTGAAGATAAAACTAATGGTTCTGAATTTATATCATCATTTGAACAACAGGATAGTGATGGAACTCAAGACTCTCAAGGTGTGATTGGTTACGCTGGTTATCATGCTTATTTTTTTGATTATAAAATTGGTGGTGGACAACCCGACCAATCACTTTTAAGACTACAATTTAACTTAGAAACTGCCTCTAAGCAGACAACAAAAGTATTCGATGAATGTAATAAATTTTTTATGCAAAATCAAATTGATAGTTTAGGAAAACAAGATGTTCCCTCAAATCAAATTAAAGCTGTTTCAAATCATTCTTCATACATCAATGCTCGTAAATGTACGGCTGTAGGTAATCGGTCGAGTGATTCAGGTAATTCACTTCCTTATATGGATACTTGGTTTCCAAATGTTGCAAAATGGATTATTGATTCAGACTTTTTATTTGATTGGGAACAAGAAGTTCAATGTTATTCATTTGGAAAATGTTTAGAATTTTTAGGAACTAATTTTAGAGATGGTGCTTTTGATTTTAATGATAATGGTACGAATGATTCTACTGGCCATAATTTTGAATGGTCTAGTAATACAAATATGAATGTTGGTGCTGGTGGTGGTGTAACTGAAAATCAATATAGAGGTTTGAATCAAGTTGTTAAAATTTATAATCCATATGCAAATGATGAGATTACTAGACTAAATCCATTTAGTGTAATGGAAGTTAAATTTAAAATGAAAACTTTAGATTTATTCGTTCCTGATACTGAACAATATAAAGGTGTAATGTATGATGAAGATAATCCACCACAGGTTGAAATTGCAATTGTGGATGGAGATGGTCAAACAGCGAGTCCATTAAGAACAAAAGATAGAGTTGAGGGGTCTAGAAATTTACCATATGCATATTCACATGGATATTGGCCACATGGTGATTTTAATTCACAACGATATGATGCTGATGATAATGATGAGGGAACATTGAATAGAAAATATTCTAACTTTGGCTCAATGGGGAGATTTCAAAACACCGAACCTAATAAATGGGAAACATTTTCTTATAAATTCACATTGGGTGAAGTTTTTCGTTATGGTACTGGAACCGTCAGACCATTATGGTTACTTGTTCAAGCCGCAGGTGAATTTTATGGACGAGTTTTATTAGATGACTTTGAAGTTTATGAATCAGGAGATTTCATACCTGATGTTGATGTTAGAAAAAAATTATCAGTTGGTAAATATGGTACAGCTGATTTAACAAAATATTATGATAAAGAATTACAACCAGAGGAATATAAAGATTCACAAGGTCCATTAGAAGCACAATTTTATTTTTATCCACAACATCCAAGTAATGAATTATTTGATGTAAAAAGAACACCTGTATATCAAGATTTTAAAAAAGGTAAATTTTATATTTATGATATAGATTGGGGTGATGGTTCAGTTAATGAATTTACATCAGAACCGGAACCAATAGATGAAGAAACTGCATTGTATCATACATATGAATCAAGTGGGATATTTGAAATAACAGGAACGATGATAAGAATGAAAGTAGATCAATCTGGCCGTGAGGTAGGTATTTTAAAAAATAAAAAATTTAAACTAAAAATAAATATCAATGAAGGAATGGATGAAGATTTTACATATTTTGGAAGTGATGGCTTTTCTTTCATACCTTATAAAAACACTTTACCAATTATAGGTGGTTACTCGGAACAAAGTATTTATTATAAAGCTGTAAAAAGACAACTTGGGTTTATATCTGATAATATAAAAACACAAATTAAATTTGATAATAATGGAGATAAGTTAAAAACAGAAATAGCTCTTGATAAAATGGATTCATCTTTTAGTGAAGATTTAGATTTATTAAATGAATATAAAATACCAAGAGAAGATACAGATGGTACAATTATTTACAATGGAATAAAATCATATCCAAGTGAATTAGGAAAATCAATTGGTGATTCAGATGTTACAAATATAAAATTTTATAATAAAGCAATGAATATGGTTGAATTGTTAGGATTTCAATGTGATGAATTTAGTGAAATAAACATTATACAATTAAACAATCCTCAAAATGGTGCAAATTATCGTAATCACTCTGAGTCCTTTCCAGATATTATACCATCTGACGCTCAAACAGGTTTAGAACTTCCTGAAGGAACTCCGGGTGATACCCTTACAGTAATAGCAGATACGAACAGCACTACTGATGGAAATCATATGAGATTTGGTTATAGATTTGAAGTTAGCAACACTGATATAGGTTATGTTGATGCTGGTAGTTCAAATCTTAGAGTTCCAACACCTATTTTAAAAGCTGGAAAAACATATACATTTTCTACTCATATATACATACCTGATGGTTATGTTATGCAAGGTAATGGTGACCAGATACAACTTGGTGTTATTCAAACTCCGGGTGTAAATGATTGGGCAGCTCGCGAAGATTTTTTAAATAGTAATTTTTGTTGCACTGAGGAAGATTTTGTAAATAATTTATGTATGTATGAAGGGGAAGAAAGAACAAATGACGACCAAATCTCATGGGGTTCATCTGTTCAATTTTCCTATTACGAAGGTTGTTATCACAATGCTGGTGATGAAAATAATGCGTTAAGGGAAAGTATGGGGGAATATCCAAAAGGAATGACTTATACAACCTTAGACACTGCTCCAGTAGATGAAAATAATCAATGGTATAGAATGTCAGCAACATTCACACCATTAAATCCTGATGAATATGGTAAGTATTTATCTTTTAGAACTATACCATATAATCTTGGTAGAAATTTAAATGTTGATCCTCCTGAATATAATACTAATGACCAATATTTTATATTTGGAGCACAAATTGAAGAAGGTAATACAATGAGTCCATACACAACTGAAGATATAGATTTTGGAGATTGTTTAAGATATGATGCAAACACACCTGATAATCCAAGATATTGGAAAAACATTATTCCTCAAAATTATTCTATTTATAATAGGGTTGGTATTGATTTAAATACAAATCCACCAGTTGATATATATGTGGAACAAGAATGGTTGGATGGTTATTATTATCCTGTTTTACCAAACTATGGTTTAGATGGACAATTCATTGAAGATAATTTAACAAATGATAAAATACCATTTCCATTAGAAGCAGCGATAACGGATGAAATGGAAACAAATGAAAATATGTTAATCAATATCACAAGTGATAGTTTTCAAAGTAATGTTTTTAATGATAATAGTGGAAATGAAAATTTAGGATTCGGTGTGGTAGATTATAAACCTAAATTTAATAATGAAACTTCAAAACCTTCAAAGAGAAGAAATACAGATTCAATAAGAACTTCAACTAACAATGGGGCATTTTAATGGCTAAAAAAAGACTAGTGTTAAACGAACCAAAATTTGGTATGACTGGTTCATATAATTTTCCCAATGGATATGATGCAGAACCACCTGATTATAATCTTTCAACTGGTTTACCTAAAAATAACGATAAATTTCAAAGAAAAGATTTATATACAACATCTCAAGAAGATGAGCTACACACTGCTATCGTTAATAGAAATTTAAAATTTCAAGCTGGTACAAGTTATATTCGTATTGATGATATATACATTAGTGAAGCTACTGGTAAAAAAGCAGGTAATAATAGAGCTTGGATTTGGATGTTTAGTGAAAAAAGATTTGAAGATAAACCTGTTAACTTTGATTCTGATGGGTATAATAATATACATTATTATTTATATGGTCAAGACAGCTGTGGAATACTTGAAAGGAGTAGAAATGAAATTGACGGAGGTAAAAATTGGGGACATCTTATTCAAAACCAAAATATACTTACAAGGCTAAATGAATTACCATTAGAAATTGAAGATTATGATGATAACAAAATAACTAATGACGACACAGATGATACAGGTTATAACGCTACTTTTTCTATGGGTTTAAGAGGCACTACTCTGTATACAAAAATAATTGACGAAAATGTATATAATCCAATTTATTTTGTGGTTAGGCTTAGAGGTGATGAAACTGAAGGAGCAGGAACAGACATAAGAAAAAGACGATATCAGGTTTTTAAAATAAATAATTTTGATTTATTTGATTATGATGATAGTGGTCAGGCTTCAGGAAAAATTACTACATTTGATGAAAATAATATACTTCCATTAGTTAATACAACAGATGGTGAAGGTGGTGGTTATGGTGATGAAGCTGCCAAGTGGAAAATTAATAGTGGAGATTTTAAAGTAACGATAAATACAATAGGAAGTGTTCTTAATGATTGGGAGGGTGCGGCAGATGAAGCAGATGGTGATGATGAAAAAAAATATGCAAAATATTTTGATAGTGTAGAACCACAAACAATATTTAACCCTAATGATTTACAAAGTTTTTTAAGTATATCACCATATCGACAATTATTTAATAACTTCGGGCCTGGTGATTTAAGTATAGGTAATGGTGTTTATCGAAAGTATATTCCAATAACAACCATAAGTATTGCAGGACAAGATAATATTCTAACACAAGGTGTTGATGTGCAAAGTTATTATGAGGATAATGAAGAATTATCTCTTCAAGGCTCAGCTCCATCAACAATTAATTATCGTCTAAGAACAGTAGAGGGTATTGTAGGTACTTCGGCTATAGATGATAATTACTACTATGATATTGATATAATAGAGGATTATTTTTATTTTATAATTGATTGGGATGATAAAGATGATACGATTAAAACTTTAGAAGATTGGATGAATACCCGACCAACTAATTTAAGTGAATTACAAGAATTACAAGATAATAATTTATACAAGCTTTATCGAAAAGAAACACAACTACCAGAAATGACTATTACAAGTTATGGTGATGATACTGATAGTTCTACTTTCCCAAATCCATATGAATTATTTCCCGATGCATTACCTTTTGAATACATTGATAATGATACCACTCCTCCATATTTACACCATTCAATTATTAATCCTTTTGATGTAGGGCCGGAAACTAAATATGCTAGAGGTGAACCTACTGGAGATAAAGCATGTCAAATATTAGGACATACAGGAGTGGCTGATATTCCTGTTGGAGAAATAAATTTTTTTCCTCAAGATGCTTTTATTGGTTTTCCACAATGGAATGGGGAAGAATGGGTGCAAAATCAAGAAGAAAGCCAATATTTTTACCCAAGATTGGATTGTTATGATTTACCATCTAATTCAGTTCCAACAAATACATACAATACTGCTGGAATTAAAACAATAAAAGCCATTATGTTTAGTTATGATGATAGTTCAGGATATCGTTTATCAACTGGAAGATGGAAATTAATTACAACAAGATTTTATTTAGATATACCGATTAATCAATATCCAGATTTTGGTGAATTGGGTGGAAGTGATTATACCACGATTCCTTGGCCATATACAACGCCTATAATTGGTGGTATGGATGAAAATTCAAAATATAAAATAAGTGTTCAAGATACATTGAGTAGTGGGAAGATTGGTGATACGGATATTATTGATGAAAAGTTTTTAGTTAATGATTTAGAAAATGATGAAATGGGACAATCTGTAAGAAAAATAGATTTAGAACAAGTTAGATATTTTAATGTAGGTTCTTATGATATGAATACATTATTGGGTATAAATCCTATAGGAGAAATAACTTTTGATAACCAATATTTAGAGAACAGTCATTTATCCACTTTATTATTCCCACAATATTTTGAAGAATTTGATGTAAGTGAAAATGGTGAATTAACATCAGAAGATAGTGATATTTGGAATAATGATTATGGAAGACCTGATATAGCTAATCAAATAATGGAATATATTAGTGACTTTGAAGAATGGCAAGAATTACCTGATGAATATTTTATTGGAACAATACAATTGCAATTTTCTCATAACAATCCAGATCAATTTTCTGCAGGTCGTTATTGGGGTGGTGCGTTAGGAGAATGTGCCAATGACGACCAATGGGAGGTTTTGTATCCTCCTGGTGTATATGATAGTTATGCTGAACTGTTGGCTCCGGGTGGTGATTTTACACTTGATAGAACTCCAGAACTTGCATGTGAACTTTATTTTCCTGAAGATTGTCAAGGTTTAAGTTGCACAGCTGTTTCTTTTGAGAATTGTGATAGCTCGTACAATTCAGGAACAATCAAAGCTTATGATTGTATTATTCCCAATGAAGAGCCATCACCATTACCACCAAACTATCCAGAGGGAGAACCTGTTCTTGGAGATAACATTATAACAAATGGTGATTTTTCAACTTTAACATTTGATGAAGATTTTCAACCATATTATTTAAGTGAATGGACTATATTTGATGGTGGTATTGGTTCTGTTGAATATTATGCGGGAGGGATAAGATTTCAAGTGCTTAGCACTTACAGACTTCAATCTGCATCACAAGATGTATTAACACCTGGTAAAACATATGTATTCACATATGATGTAATATCTATTCAATCTACTGATGATGGGGATAATAATTTACATCTTGAAGTGGGAGGAGCTGATATAGAAATACCTAATACTGAGCCAGTTTTGGAGTTTGGGGAGAATATGTTAGGAAACACACTGACTTTTGTAGCTGAAGGAACAAATTTTATTATAAAAGGAGGAGGAACTAATATAGATGTTACACTTGATAATATTATGGTTCAAGAATTTTCTCCTCCTGAATTATCTATTGATTTCGAACAATACTACAATGAAGAATATTTTAATTCTGCTATTCAACTATATACACCATATAATGATTCTTTTTGGGATGGTGATATGAATAAATTTCCGATGGAAAGTTCAGTTGGACAGATATTTATAAGTGACAATCAGGACTTACAGTTAAAAGAAGATTGTCAATTAGAATTAAATACTGGTGAATTAAGTGGTAAATCAATAATTGATTCAAGTGGTAATTCAAATAAAGGATTATTAATCGGTGATTATAAAGTTAAAAAGAATAGAAAAGGTGAACCAATGAGAAGAGATTCATTTATAAAAGTTCCTAAAAAAACTAATAATAGAAATGGAGCATTATAATGCCAGAATTTGAATTTGAATTTAATCAACAAGATAATGATTTAATTGTCAGTCAAGAAGCTTCTACACTTGAAGGATTAAATTATATTCGCTTAACCATTTACCCAACTGAAGCTATTGATACAATTGTTGATTTACCAGATGATACGAAAGGTATAGATGGTAAAGCTATATTTTTCTCCTCGGCCTTAGAAGGTCCATTTGATATTAACATATCTCCATTTAGAGATTTAACTGGAAAACTTAATGACATAAATGGTAAAAAATCAATTGGCACAAATGGTGTTAATGACTTTAAAATATATCAAAACGATGATGATGATATATACATAAAACCAAATGAAATATTTAATGACTATGAATTACCTCAAGGTAATTATAAAATACAAATTGATTTTTTATATCAAGAAGAATCAAACGAACCATTTGTAATTAAACAAGTTTCAACTTCAAGAAAAGAAGTTAGAATTAAAATAATAGATGAAAAATTAACAGATAGTTCAGATATTATTTCTAAATTGACAAGTATATTTAACGATAATCAACCTGAATTTTTAGATGAAACAGATTTACAAGGTAATCCTTTATCAAATCCTGAATATAAATATCAATTCAAACACATATTGAATATTGGAACTGGTGACCATATTCCAATAATGAACTATCAATTTGATAGAGTTACGGATGGGCGAGATAATCAATCTTTAATTTTAAAACTTTATGATGCGTTACCAACTAATGTTGGAAATCTATCAATGGTTACTATTGAGAGAGAAGTTTTAACAACACAAACTCAAGACATATTTTATTTCTCTGATGTGCCTGATGTTTTCTTTGGTGATGGATTAGAATCAGACGCACAAGAAAATTGGATAAATCCTGATGGTAATGATATTGGGTTTGAAAATTTTGATGAATTAAGTGGTTCTATTGATAGTAATATATTAGATAATTTAATTTCAGAAAGTTTACACAATTATCCAAATTTAAATACAGACTTTAATGAGTTTGAAAATCATACATTTTTTGGTTCGGCTAAAAAGAAATTAGAAAATTTTAAAACAAAAGTAGAAACCATTCAAGGATATTATACTGAAATATCAAGTTCACTTGTGGTTTCAAGTTCATTTAATGGTGATTCAGATTTTGTAATTCAAAAAAGAAAAAATCTATTTGAAAAAATAGATAAAGAATTTAAAACATTTACACCATATGAAAGATTTTTATATTATGATGGGCAAAATGAAACAACTGCTTCAGCTCCTGGTTTGGGTAAAAATTATGCAGATTCTTCTTTTCCTGTATCAGGACCAAAAGAGGGAAGAGGAAATCAGGTTAAAGCGCTTGGAAAACATAATGGTTTTAATACTGAGGTTTATAAATTCTCTTCACACAGACGCGGTGGTAATCATAATCAATTTTCAGATGTATTTACAGATAAATATCAAGTTCATAATAAACCATTTTTTAATTATAGTGGTTCAATTTATTTATCATTTTTATTACAAGGTGATAGCGGAAGTGCTTTTACTTTCCAAAATGCTCAAAAAGATGTTTTTGGAACTCCATATGGTGGGTTTCCTGCACCACTACCACAATCATCAAAATTTAGAAGAACAATTACAAGTCCTGATATAACTGGTAGTAAACATCAAAGATTTATTTTTGAAACTTCACATTCATATTTTGTTCCAAATACAGCTAATAATGATATGATGGAAGTTACCGATTTTACTGCAGGTTCTACCCAAGTTACTATGTTGGGTGGTAGTCTTAAAACAGGTTCTGCTGCAATAAAAGATTCTACTAACATATATCCAACCACTGTAATTACACAATCTGGTGTTCCATTCAAAGGTTCTGTAATGCCTGCTGGTGAATTGTTTAGAGTATTTTATAGAAATCAATTATCAGAGAGTTTACAGGCTCGTTATAGTTTTGATGAAGGTACTGGAACTACAGCATTTGATACTTCAGGTAATGGTAACAATGGTACTATAAAAAATGGTGCAACTTATACAAGTGATGCTGCCTTCGCATTAGGTGAAGCTTCAGGATCATTCGCATTAGAATTTGATGGAACAAATGATTATGTTGAACTAGCTGCCGATGCTTTTGGTGATTTATCCACTACTGATTTTAGTATTACTGCTTGGATAAATCCAGGTGATGATATTGCAGAATTTGATGCGATTGTTGCTAAAAGAGCTGATGGTGGTGGTTCAGGTTTTGTATTTGATTTAAGAGACAAGACAGGTGAAGATGATGGAGCACATCCATTTGGAATTGGATTTGCAATAGAGGGTTCTGCACTTCAGACTGTAGATAGTTCAGCAACAATTCCAAAGAATCAATATTCACATGTAGCTGCAGTGGTTGATAGAGATGCTAATGTTAAATTATATGTTAATGGTCGTGAAACTGGTTCAGCTGCAATTGATTTAACAGACCAAGGCAGTGAAATTAATGTTGGTAATAAAATTGGTATAGGTGCAAGGATAGCAAACGATGGGGCAACTCTTTCTAATAAATTTCCTGGTAAAATTGATGAAGTAAGATTTTATAGAAGAACATTAACTCCTAGTGAAATTAATCAATTATATTTAAATCCAGATGGAATCACAGAGACAAAAATCACAGATGTAAAAGTTACATTTAATAATCCAACAAATGTTTTACCATTTGACAATGTTTATAAAACAACTTCAACTGAATGGAATAATTGGTATACTGATTTATTAACAAAAGCTGAAACATTTGATACTGATAATATACATTCTTTTGAAAACAATTTACCTCTTTATATTCAAGACAGTTCTGATTACAATGATATGAAAGACTTTTTAAATTTACAAGGTGAACAATATGATTTAATTAGAAACCATATTGATTCTTTAGGGACATTACATAAAAGAGGATATAAAAAAACCAATTCACCACCAACCAACATATTACCAATGTTGTTATCCAATATGGGTTGGCAGGCAATAAATCCATTTGATGGTGATTTAAGTGAAACTTTAGGACAATTTTTAGATGGTGTAACCACAATTGATGATATTAAAAATCAAACTTGGAGAAAAACTCTAAACAATTTACTATACATTTATAAATCAAAAGGAACAAAAAATTCAGTTAGAGGATTATTAAACACTTATGGTTATCCACCTGATATGTTAGAATTTCAAGAATTTGGTGGTTCAACAGAAGAATCAAATCCAAGAGTTTTTGTAAACACACCACCATCAACTACAGGTATTGATTTATCTTTAAATAATTCAACTGGAAGTTTTTCATTCACTAGCAAAAAAGAAAAACTATACAGATATTCATTTGGTGGTAGTGGAAGTTTAAGTCAAGATAGAAAATTAACTCTTGATTGGTGGATGGATGATGCTAATATAAATACATTACAATTTATATATAAACACGCTAATACAACAAATCCTCAAACAATTTTAGAGTCAAGTGGTAGTAATACTCAAAGTTTTTGGGATTTAAGATTAGTACCAAGTTTAGATGGAGTTAGTTCATCATTTCAATTTAGATTAAATAATTCTCTTACAGGTTCTGGCGCGATAGCATTAAATGCTGTATCAATGTCAACTAATTATTCTAAAATTTTAGATGGTCAATTATGGAATGTAATGTTACAAAGAATGACTTCAAGTACTTCAACAAACATTACAAATGAATATAGATTACACAGTTCATTACAAGATGGTAAAACTATAAAAACTTATAATTATGTTACAATGTCAGTCAGTGGTGGGATAAGTATAGATAGTAATAATTTAGCTAATCAAAATTGGTTTTCAACTGGTTCAAGACATCCATTATCATCATCTAACTTGTTTGTAGGTGAAACTTTTAGTGGTTCTTTGGCTCAGTTAAGAGGCTGGGCTACAGCGCTAAGCACATCCAAATTTAGACAACATACATTAAATAAATTTTCTACTGTTGGAAATACAATAAGTTCTCATAAAGATGAATTAATTTATAGTTTTAAATTAAATGAAAATTATTCAAGTGCATCCGTTTCATCATCTAATCAAAATTTAAAAATTGTTGATTCTGCACCAACAACCACTTATTCAGATTATAGTTTTACAAAACCTGGAAGTACATTCAACACATCAAGTGTCTATGGATTTGATTTAATTGAGGTTGTTAAATTAACTTTACAAGATAATATTTCTAAAGTAAATAATAATAATGTTTTAATAAATCCAAGAAGAAATGTGGTTAGTAATTTAAGCCCGATTCAATCAGCTATAAAACCATTAACACAAGAAAATAGTAAACCATTATTTAAAACATCAAAAAAATTGGAATTATATCGTTCCCCTCAAACATTTGTTGATAATTTTATTTTGGATAATTTAAGTGGTTTTAATTTAGAAACATTATATGGGAATCCAACTAATTATTATTCACAATCATATGGTGAATTTGATACATTTAGAGAAAACTTTTTTGATGCTCATCCAATAGAAGTTGATGTTAATACATTTATTAGAGCTCACGAAAGTATGTTTAATCAATCAATTATTGAGGGTTTAAAATCAGTGGTTCCAGCTCGTTCTACATTTAGTGGTGAAAAATCTAACTTTGGTGTGGAAATAAAACCAACCATATTAGAAAAACAAAAGTATGAAAATGAAGAACACAGTATTGAAGTTAATCCAAATAAAGTAACAGGTAGTATAAACCCAGTTGTATCCTCACCAACATCTGAACACATATTGTCAAAATCAGGTTCAATTAGTGTTAATGTTACAAATACAACAACTTACGAATTACCATATTCACAATCAATTAGTTTAGGTAATGCTTATGTTACAAGTAGTGGATATTTAAAAGATGCACCAGCTAAAAATCACTTTCAAGTTCCATTTTTACAACCAGATGGTTATGTTGTAACAATAGAAAATCCATATAGTGCTTCTTCAATATCAACATTACCATCATTATCAGATTCTGCTATTGTTCAACCTAAATCAGGTTCGATTGATTATGCTACAATAGCTAATGAGTCATTTGTAAATATACACGATAATTGGGGTACAGGAACTGATAAGACACATTTTATAAATTATGGTGGTGGTAAGTCAAGTGTTACTACTGATTATAATACTTATCACATAGATACGAGAAATCATTTTTATTCAATTGGTGATTCTGAATATTATTCAGCTTCAAAAGGTAAGGCTTCTACTTTTGATGAACATACAAGATTTTATAATAGATTACTTATTGATGATGATTTTCATTCTGAAGTAACTTATGAATCATTAATTAATGGAACTACAGGTGGACAATCAGGAAGAATGATGGGTAAAACCAGATATTTTTTAACAAGCTCTAATGGTAATATTACTTTACCAAGAAATCATGTGACTAAATTTAGTCAACCATTTAAGGAACAAATGATAGATGGGGCACAAAATATAAATCCAGGCATTTTAAATGTTCAATATGAAGATTATTCAACAGCTTCATTTTATAGAGTAAAAGTAACTGGTGGTGAAAATGAAATTAAAGTTCAAAGTGGACCATCAAATTTAGATAGTAATAATAAAATAATATATGGTTAATTTAAAATTGAATATTTTTTCATTTTATTTATATTTATATATGAATTAAAGTATTTCGAAATTAGGAGATAAAAATGGGATATTTAGATAATTCATCAATTACGGTTGATGCAGTCTTAACAAAAAAAGGTAGAGAAATTTTAAAAAATGGTGGAGATTTAAACATTTCATCATTTACACTTTCAGACACTGGTGTGGATTATACATTATGGAATCCAGACCATCCAAGTGGTTCAGCATTTTATGGTAAAGCGATAGAGGATTTACCGATGTTAGAAGCTAGTGTTCACGCTGAGTATAATCTTAGAAATAGATTAATATCATTAAATCAAAACACAGTAGCTATTCCTGCAATTACATTGGGTAACTTAGATTCAAGTGGTGGAACAATAAAAACATTTAATGAAGGTGACGAAAACAATGGTAGAATATCTGTTGATTTAGTTGGTTATACATCAACTGGTGGAGTAACTTTACAAGGATTTGAATATTATTTTGTAATTCAAGACCCATCAATTATTTCCACAACTGCTGCACTTATGAGTAATTTAAGTGGAACAAGTAGACAATTTTTACAAGAACAAGATATTCCATTTGCTCAACAATATGGGTTTAATGGTGGTAGTTTTATGATAAATCCAATTCAGCAAGATACTTCTGGCAAACAAACAAATGTTTATGTAGTGCATGTTGAAACTGGTGCTTACAATTCATTTACTGTAACAAATAATATTACTAAAAATACAAGAGCGATATTATCAACAAATCGTTCATCATAGGATAGGAGACTTTTAAATGGCTATAGCGGGTGGAAACATAACATTAGATTCAACGGAGGGAATGGATAAAATATCCCAAACGGAAAAAGTAACCTCACCTTATTTTTCGAATGGTGCTTCAACATTATTGGCTGCTAGTATTGTTTCATCATCTTTAACAGATACGAATGAAAATTACTTTTTTGGAATATCAAATTCAGCAACAGCAACAACAGAGGAGTTTAATGTTGCATTTGGTAGCACAAGAGGGTATGGTGCAAAAGTTGAAACAAATACAAAATCAGAAACTGAAGCTATTTATAAACAATACGCTGGATTACTTTTAGCTCCTACAGAGGTAACTGGTGGATTTTTTATCTCATCTCCTGGTTCAGGTGGTGCTATAACAACTGGTAAAGATACTGAAATATTTGTTCTTTCTGCAAGACGCTCAAATATGAAAGATAGAATTAATAAAGGAACTTGGACAATCGCACTAACTGGTTCAAATACAACCGCTGGTGGTGGTGCTACATTACTTGAATTAACTGATGATAGTGTTAATGATAGTCCTACTGCAACACCTGTTGGTGATAGATATAATATTGTAAGTGGTTCGGCTGGAACTGTTCATACTGCAGCTACTACAAAAAACTATGGTTTCTTCTATCCTGATATGGGAATTTTAGTATTAAGTCAACAAGAATTATCTGCTTCAATACCTGGTAAAGGTGCTGATAAAAATGATACTGTTATTTTTAAAGACTCTACTCATAGAGGTTTTATAACACCTACCACAACAGATGCTAATAGAAAAACAGCATTAAGGTTTATAAATTGTTTACAAGGAGCAACTGGTGGTAAACTAACATTTAGAGATGAAGAGGACCAAGTAAGTGCTCAATATTTTTGTAGAGTTAGAAGTGGACAAATGAATTTCTCAAACAATCCAACATTTGTTTCAGGTTCATTAAATGAATTAAGACAAAAAACAAT